TGTTGTAAATTTGCTGATACAAGTTTTACTTCCGCTTCTTTTTCAGCAAGAGGTTGTTTAATTTATAATTCAACTACTTCTAACAAAGCAGTTGTTCTATTTTTTTTGGTGTAGCCAAAACTGTTACTAGTGGAACTTTTACAATTCAATTTCCCGCACAAACAGCAGGAAACGCTATTATTCAAATAGCATAAGGAGGAAGTCCTTATGTCAATAGCTCAGACATTCACCGTAACGGTAGTCAGCACTGGTGGTGGTAATAAATATGTTATTGATGGAGTTCAACAAGACACCGTAATGATCGGTGCAGGTCTTACTTATAAATTTGATCAATCAGATTCAAGCAACGGCACTCATCCATTAAGATTTGCAACTGCTGCAGATGCAGCAGGTAGCACTCAATATACTGTTGGAGTTACAGCTGTTGGAACTCCTGGTAGTTCTGGAGCTTATACAGAAATTGCAGTTGCAAACGGTGCACCATCAACTTTATATTATTATTGTACCAACCACGGTGGAATGGGTGGTGAAGCAAATACTGATGGATGGGGCCGTTCTTATTGGGGACAAATGGATTATGGTGATTCTAATGTAGTTGAAACTGGATGGGGAAGAAATACATGGGGTTATCAATCTTGGGGTGATACACCTATTATTACACTTACAGGTCTTACAGCTACAACATCTCTTGGAGATATAGACGAATTAATTGAAGTTAAACCAGGTTGGGGTACACTTAATTGGGGTCAAAATGGTTGGGGTTCTGTTGAATCTGCAACTGAAACATTAACTGGTTTAAGTTTAACATCAAGTCTTGGAACAGTTACTGCTGAAGATGTAGTTGGATTAACAGGTTTATCTGCTACCACTACATTAAATTCTTTATCTGCTGTAAAAGCAGACTTTACAATTACACTTACAGGATTAGGCTTAGTATCGTCAGAAGGATTAATATCATTAGATGATCACTCAGTTGGTTTACCTGGACAATCAGCTTCTACAACTCTTGGCTCTATATCTCCAGCTGATATCATGGGATTAACAGGATTATCTGCTACATCTTCTCTAGGATCTTTTACATTTACATCTGATCCCGTAACGGAATTATCTGCTTTATCACCATTAATAACAACATTAGGAGGTATTACAGTTGAACCTGCAACATTAATTACAACAGGAAGTGTTACCGGTACAACTGCGTTGGGAACTGTTACAACTACGCAATTATCAAATGTATTCCCAGATGGTCAAGTAGCTACGACTAGTTTAAATGATAATTTAATATTAAGATATTACCAAAGACTTGCACCTAAAACGAGTTCTGGTTACACAAGAATTACACCTAAAACCAGCACAGGATATACAAGGAAAACACCGTAATAATTATGTTTGACTTAAAACTAAATAAACAATATAAATGCAATAATTAGGAGAATTAAACAATGGCTTCAACATACACACCTCTTGGCGTAGAATTAATGGCGACTGGCGAAAATGCCGGTACATGGGGAACAAAAACTAATACAAATTTAAATCTTATAGAACAACTTACTGGTGGGTATTCTGCAAAATCAATTGCAGGTGGAGTTCAAAATACAGATTTAACAATTACAGATGGTAATACTACTGGAACTGGTCAATTTAGAATGATTGAGTTTACAGGTACAATTACTGGAAAACAAAATGTAAGAATTCCTTTGGATGTAGAAACTTTTTATTTGTTAAGAAATACAACATCTGGAGCACACGAAGTTGAGTTTGAATATATATCTGGTAGTGGAACATCGGTTACTTTTTCTGCTACAGATAAAGGTGATAAATTAGTTTTTGCATGTGCAGACGATGGCACAAATCCAAACATTAAAGATCTATCTATTGGTACAACTTCTCCAGCAGGAACCACTGGACAAGTTCAAATTAATAATTCTGGTGCTTTTGGCGCAGTTGCTGAAGGAACTAGCGGTTTTGTATTAACATCAAATGGCTCAGCAGCAGCCCCAACTATGCAAGCCCCTGCAGTTTCTGTAGGAAAAGCTATTGCAATGGCAATCGTATTCGGTTAAAAGGAAGAAGGAGATTAAAAAATGGCAAACCCAAATATAGTAAATGTAACATCAATCTTAGGTGGAAACCTTGGTTTCAATTTATCTAACACAACAACTGCAACTCTATTAACAGTTGATGCAGAAAAATTATTAAAAATTAATAGAATTACAGTTGCAAATGTAGATGGATCAGCAGCAGCAAATGTAGATTTATTTGTAGACGGTTTAACAACTGCTGGAGCAACAGGTATTACTCCAACAGGTGCCGACGCAACAGTATATTTAGCAAAAACAGTTTCAGTCCCGGCTGACGCAACGTTAGTCATTTCGGACACACCTATTTATTTAATGGAAGGTGACATACTGAAGGGTGGAGCTAGTGCTTCAGGTGACCTAGATTTATTTATTTCATATGAAGTATTAGACGACGCGTAGGAGGTAATCAGCTATGGCTAATGGCGGAATAATTGGACCCCCTAACCCGGTAACACCAGCGGTTTGTTCACCAGAAAATGTGGTTTCAATAACAGCATCAGGAACTTATAACAAAACATCAGGTGCGCCTAGCACGGTTGGTCTTGTAGTTGTTGCTGGTGGCGGATCAGGTGGCCCCGAAGGTGGTGGTGGCGGTGGTGGCGGTTTTGTTTATATAGAAAGTTTTCCTTTAGCGGCAGATGGAACACCAGTTACAATTGGTGGTGGCGGTGGTCCTGCTGCAAGTGATAATGGTGATAATTCAGTTTTTGGTGATGGGAGCAATCCGGTAACTGCTGTTGGTGGTGGCGGTGGTGGAGGATCAGGTGCGCCTGGTCCACTTAGAAATGGTTATCCCGGAGGTTCTGGAGGTGGTTCTTCAAGAGCTCAGTCAATTGGTTCAGCAACTCAAGGAGACATTTCAGGTTTTCCAAGTTCAGGTTTTGGTAATAACGGTGGACCCTCTGTTAGTTCTAGTGGAGCTATTGGTGGTGGTGGAGGCGGTGCAGCAGCAGCGGCTTCTCCAGCGACAGGTGGTGCTGGTGGTGGAACAGCAAAAGGCACACCAGATATACCATGGATTCCAACTTCAGTAGGAGAAACTGGAGGTTTTTCTGGAGGTGGTCCAGGTTGGAGAGATACAGGTAGTGGTGCATCAGAAAATCCTTTTCCAGGTGGAGCTGGAAGTAATCCAGTTAGTCCAGGTTATTCGACTCCTCGTTGTACAACTAATGGAACTGCTAATACAGGTGGTGGTGGAGCAGGAGCAGGAGCAACACCAGGTTATGGTGGTTCAGGAGCAGTCTTAGTAAAAGAAGCTGCTTTTGTAGTTCCAGCACAAGCACCAGGAGTTTGGTCCATGAGCACTGTTTACGAAAAAGTAAAAGCTGGTGACTGGACTAATTAATGAAGATTGACAATAAGTTTAAAGTAAAATATAAAATATTATAGGAGTATAAATATGGCACATTTTGCAGAATTAAAAGAAAAACAAGATCCTACAGGATTTACATCAGATACTCACCAAGTAGTTGAAAGAGTAGTAGTTGTAGGAAACGATTGTGTTCCGTCAGACATGCATGTTGATGGTGAAACATGGTGTATTAATTTTTTTAAAGGTGGTGTTTGGAAACAAACTTCTTATAATCATAATTTTAGAAAAGCTTATGCAGGAAAAGGAATGGTTTATGATCCTGTAAAAGATAAATTTATTCATCAACAACCTTTTGCATCTTGGTCACTAGATAGTAATGATGATTGGCAAGCACCAATAACTTACCCAACAATTATAAATGATGGTGAAGATCCAAGTGTATGGATGTATTTCATATCTTGGAACGAAACAAAATATAATGCTGACAACACAACAGGTTGGGAAGCAACTAAATCAAACGACGAAGCGGAAACACCAACCGTATACGATTGGAACGGCACAGCTTGGGTGTCCGCATAGGAGGACATTAAAATGCCAAGAGGCAGTGGAAATCAAAACGGTGGTGTAATCGGAGCAGTAAATAATACTTCTTTCGGGGAATGTAAAGTTACGTCTAAAACATCTTCAGGAAATATAACAACACAACCAGGAACACGAATAGCTAAAGTAGTTGTTGTAGGTGGCGGTGGTGGAGCTGGAAGAGATAACGGTGGCGGTGGTGGAGCTGGCGGTATGGTTTTACCTTCATGTGGAGTTTCAGTTTGTGGTAATACAGCTTATCCAGTAGTTATTGGTGGTGGCGGTAATGGAAGAACTAATAACTGTGGTCAAGGATGCACAGGTGTAGATTCAACAGGTTTTGGTTTAACAGCTAAAGGTGGTGGCGGAGGTGGAATAGGTAATCCTAGTGCACCCGTTGGTCCAGGAACTGCAGGAGGATCAGGAGGTGGAGCTGGAGCAACTGATTCACCAGGAATGACAGGTGGACCTTCAAATCAGTCTTCACAATCAGGAAACTCAGGCGCTTTCGGTTTTGGAAATGCAGGTGGACCAGGTGGTAATCCAGGAAGTCCTGGATGCAGATCATCAGGTGGTGGTGGTGGAGCTGGAGCTGCTGGAACCAAACAACCAAGTGGTAATGCTGGTGGAGATGCAGGAAATGGAAAAGATATTACTCCAGTTTTCGGCCCAGGTAGTTATCCTAATTGTGGTGTTTATGCTGGTGGTGGAGGTGGTGGAGCAATTACTAGTGGAGCTGGTGGAGATGCAGGAACTGGTGGTGGCGGAACTGGTGGTGGATCAACAACAGCAACTTGCGGAACAACTAACACTGGCGGTGGTGGTGGCGGAACAGCAAACTTTCCAAGTGTAACAAATGGAAAAAATGGTGGATCAGGAATTGTAGTAATAAAAGAATTAACAAAAGCAAGTGGTGTGTGGTCAATGCAATCACAATTTCAAGCAAAAAAATGTGGAACATGGCCAACATTTATACCAAAAATTGCAATGAATTTTATGGTAGTTGCTGGTGGTGGTGGAGCTGGAGGAGCAGGTGGTGGTGGAGCTGGAGCAGGAGGATACAGAGCGTCTGGTTTTGGACCTTCTCCCTTACAAGCTACTGCATTAAATTTAACAGCAGGTTGTTATGCGGTCGTTGTTGGTGGTGGAGGACCATCAGGACCAGCGTATTCTACATCTGGTGAAGGAACTCCATCTACTTTTAATTCTGGAGGAACTGAAGGATGTAATATGATTACTGCAACTGGTGGTGGTAAAGGTGCAGGTCAAAGTGGTTCTGGATCAAGAGGTGGATCAGGAGGTGGTAGAGGTATTCATGGAGGTGCTTTTAATGCATGTCAACAAGGTGGAAACTTAGGAGGTTTTACTCCTCCCGAAGGAAATAATGGTGGAGGTGGATCGCCAGGCCCTGGAGGGGGTGGTGGTGGAGGAGGAGCTGGAAGTGCAGCTAATCCTGGAGGATCAAGTCCTAGTCCAACTGCTAATGGAAATGGAGGATCTGGAGTACCTAATTTAATTAATGATGGTGGTACACCTTTTTCAGTAACAGCGTTTGCTGGTGGTGGAGCTGGAGCAGGTGGAGGACCAGGTCCTTTTAACGGAGCTCCTGGAGGTTCTGGTGGTGGTGCTGCAGGTGGTGCTGGAACAACTAACACTGGCGGTGGAGGTGGTGCTGGTACAACTAATCCATACAGTAGTGGTACTGGAGGATCAGGAGTTGTTATTTTAAGATTTCCATCAGCCGCTACTATAAGTGTGGGTCCAGGAACAAATGCAACAGCAACACACCCAGGTGGAGATAAAATTGCTTCATTTACTGTTAGTGGTAATGTTTGTGTAAGCTTCTAAAAATTATATCTTTTATTAAAAAATATTTAAGATATACTTTTTAAACTAAAAAATGTTAAAAAGTCAGAAAGTTATAATTGTAGGTGGAGGTAGTGCAGGTTGGATGACTGCTGCAACCCTAATTAAATTATTTCCAAAAAAAAATATTACAGTAATAGAGTCTCCTACTAAAGAAACTATTAGTGTAGGTGAAAGCACTTTATCTTCAATTAATCAATGGTTAGATTTATTAGAAATAAAAGATAAAGACTTTATGCCATATACTAAAGCAAGTTATAAATTAAGTATTCGTTTTGAAAATTTTTATAAATTAAATGATGGTGGTTTTCATTATCCGTTTGGAAGTGTTTATGAAAATAATTTTGTAGGATCAAAAGAAACATGGTTTCTTAAAAAAGAATTTAATTCAAAAATACCCAACAGTAATTATGCTAATTTTGTTAGTCCCACTATGTCTTTAGTTAATAACAATGTTTTGTTTAAAAATGAAAATAAGGAAATACCACTGTTTAATTTTAAAAATGATGTAGCTTATCATTTTGATGCTGTTAAATTTGCTGATTGGTTAAAAAAATATTATTGCATTCCTAAAGGTGTTAAACATATCTATGAAGATATTAATACAATTGAACAAGATAAAGACGGAATTAAATCTTTAAATAAAAAACATAAAGCTGATTTATATATTGATTGCACTGGTTTTAGTTCATTGTTATTAGGTCAAGCTTTAAAAGAACCTTTTGAAGATTATTCTGATTTATTACCTAACAACAAAGCTTGGGCTACAAATTTAAAATATACCAATAAAGAAAAACAATTAAAACCTTACACTAATTGCACTGCTATTCAAAACGGATGGGTTTGGAATATTCCTAGTTGGGATAAAATTGGAACTGGGTATGTTTATTCAGATAAATTTATATCTGATGACGAAGCTTTAAATCAATTTAAAAAATATTTAAAACAAAAAAATCTTGTTTATAAAAATATTAAAATGAAAGTTGGAACACATAAAAGACTTTTTGTAAAAAACGTTTGTGCTATTGGTTTGTCAGGTGCATTTATAGAACCTTTAGAATCTAATGGTTTGTTAACAGTTCATGAATTTTTAATTAAATTAGTAAAAATTTTAAAAAGAAAAAATTTAAGTCAGTGGGATAGAGATAATTTTAATTACTATTGCAAAGATTTTTTTAATTTTTTTGCTGAATTTGTTGCGTATCATTACGCTTTGTCACATAGAAGAGATACTAAATATTGGAAAGAAATTAATAATAAATCTTTTTATGATAAAAGAAGAATAGACACTGAATTAAAATCTAATATGGAAGTTTATATGAACAATTATCAATTTAATTCTTTTCCAGGAGTGCATTATATATCTGCAGGCATGAATTATTTTAATATAAATACTACAGATAAAAGCATGCCTAATAACATTAAAGATTATATATTCAATAGAGAAATAGAAATAAAAAAATTTAACAAAATATGTAAACAAAAAAATACATTGTTTGATTATTTAAAATATAATATACATAACAAATAATTATAAAGATATATGAACCTAACAAACTATTATTGGTATTTTAAGTCAGCAATTCCAGAACGTATATGTGATGACATTGTAAAGTACGGTCATCAAATGCAAGAACAAATGGCAGTCACTGGTGGTTATGGTGATAAAAAATTAAATCAAAAACAAATTAAAGATTTAAAAAAGAAAAGAGATTCTAATATTGTTTGGCTAAATGATAGATGGGTATATAAAGAAATACAACCTTATGTTCATCAAGCAAACGCAAGTGCAGGTTGGAATTTTAATTGGGACTATTCAGAGTCTTGTCAATTTACAAAATATAAAAAAGGTCAATATTACGATTGGCATTGTGATGGTTGG